GTGGTGATGCTTTCGACACACACGGCACAATGATTACTGATTTGTGTGAACTCCGCAAGGATTGTGTTGGGTTTATTTCTCCTGCTAGATCAGACGTTGTTAACGTAAGTGATCCAGTAGTTGCAGTAAATAACGTAAAGACTGCTTTCGATACACTGCCTTCATCGTCATATATGGTTTATGACAGTGGATACAAATATATGTACGACAAATACAATGACTTCTATCGGTATGTACCATTAAATGGTGATACCGCCGGACTTTGTGCTCATACAGATAATGTTGCTGATCCTTGGTGGAGTCCTGCTGGTTACAATCGTGGCCATGTAAGAGGCGCAATTAAGTTAGCTTTCAATCCACAACAAGCACATAGAGATATTTTATATCGTGCAAGGATTAATCCTGTAACAAACTTCCCAGGCCAGGGTGTGGTTCTCTTTGGAGATAAAACTGCACTTACTAAACCTAGTGCATTTGACCGTATAAACGTACGGCGATTGTTCTTGGTTCTAGAGAAAGCAATTGCAACTGCTGCTAAATATCAGCTCTTTGAGTTCAACGATGAATTCACAAGAGCACAATTTAGAAACATGGTTGAACCTTTCTTGCGGGATGTGCAGGGACGGCGAGGCATCTTTGACTTTAAGGTAGTCTGCGATGCTAGTAATAATACAGGCGAAGTTATAGACCGTAACGAGTTTATTGGTGACATATACATCAAGCCTGCTCGTTCTATTAACTTCATCACCCTAAACTTTATTGCGGTACGAACTGGTGTATCGTTTAGCGAGGTAGGAGGCTAGTCATGGCAATGATAGATGATTTCAAAGCTAACTTGATTGGTGGTGGTGCAAGATCAAACCAATACAGGGTTACGATTACTCCTCCGCCTGGCATTGCAACGGGCCTTGATGTTCGTAGAACTTCTTTTCTGGTAAAGACAGCGAGTTTGCCTGCACAAAAACTTGGCGAAATTAAAATCGACTTTCGAGGCAGAAGTATCTATATAGCTGGAGATCGACCAGACCCAGAAACTTGGTCTACTTCTGTTATTAACGATACAGATTTTATGGTCCGTAACGGGATTGAACGCTGGATGAACGGGATCAACGATCTTGCAAACAATACTGGTGTAGTTGCTCCCTCTGATTATCAGGCTGATATGACAGTTGAACAGCTGGATAGGGATGATACAGTTCTTAAAAGTTACATCTTTAGAAGTGCTTGGCCGACAGAGATAACAGCAATTGAGCTAACATCTGCAGCCGCTGACGCAATAGAAAGTTTTGATATAACTTGGAGATATCAACATTTCGAAGCTTCGGGTGTAAGTTTCTAATTATAATCCTACTAAATAATAAGTACTACAGTAGGAGATATTATGGCTGAACTTTTCGGATACAGTATAGAACGTACTAAAAAGGTGAAGGGGTCTGGAAAATCATTCTCGACCCCTACTCCTGTCGATGGCACCATTGACGTTGCCGGTGGTGGTTTTTTTGGACAAATACTAGATGTCGATGGGCGTGAAAAGACTGAATTAGATTTAATTCGACGTTATCGAGACATTTCCACACAATCAGAATGTGACTCTGCAATCGAAGATATAGTGAATGAAGGCATTGTATCAAACGAAAAAGATCAAGCAATCGAGATTGATTTAGATCGTTTACCTTATACAGATAAAATCAAACGTAAAATTAGAACAGAATTTGACGAAGTATTGAGGCTCCTTGATTTTGAAGCCAAAGGGCATGATATTTTTAGACGATGGTATGTTGATGGGAGGGTGTACTATCATAAATTGATTGATGAGGCTAATCCCAGAAAGGGCATCTGTGAGCTTCGCTATATCGATCCTACAAAAATCAAAAAAGTACGGGAAATAGAAAAAGATAAAGACCCCAAAACTGGCATAGAGCTTATTAAAAAAATCAATGAATATTTTGTTTATAATGAGAAAGGGATTTTACTAGACGGCATGGGCAGCGGCGGCCCGATGCAGGGTATAAAAATTGCAATAGATTCCATAACTTATGTGCCTTCTGGTTTAATGGACGGTAACAGTGGCCGGATTATGTCTTATCTTCATAAAGCAATTAAACCTGTAAATCAATTACGAATGATTGAAGATGCGATTGTAATTTACCGTATTTCAAGAGCCCCAGAACGTAGAATTTTCTACATTGATGTTGGTAATCTTCCCAAAATTAAAGCAGAACAGTATCTTAAAGACGTTATGAATCGTTATCGAAATAAGTTGGTATACGATGCAAGTACTGGTGAAATTCGTGATGATAGAAACCACATGAGTATGTTAGAAGATTTCTGGCTTCCACGAAGAGAGGGTGGCCGAGGTACAGAAATTACAACATTACCAGGCGGTTCAAATCTAGGTGAAATTGATGACATCGTATACTTCCAACGGAAATTATACCGTTCACTTAACGTGCCGATTTCAAGACTTGAAACTGAACAAGCTTTCTCTCTCGGCCGAACAACTGAAATCACAAGAGATGAACTCAAATTCACTAAGTTTGTTCAACGGATTAGGAAGAAGTTCACACCCCTATTCACTGACATACTTAAAACCAACCTTCTCCTTAAAGGGGTAATAGGCCCAGAAGATTGGCCGAAGATGCAAGAACATATCCAATACGATTTCTTGCAAGATGGTTATTTTGCAGCTCTTAAAGAATCAGAGTTGTTAGAGGATCGTGTTAACCAGTTAGGTACTATTGAACCATATATTGGTACATTCTTTAGTAAAGAATATGTTTTGAAACATGTATTACACATGACTGATGCTGAAATTCAGCTCATGCGTGATCAGATTAAAACTGAAATGGATACAGACCCGATGGATGGCGGCCTTGTTATACCGCCAGGTAGTGATGGGGTTCGTGCTGTTCCTGTCGGACCAGATGGAATGCCTATGGACCCAGAGATGGATGCTGCTGATAGGTCGAGAATGGCTCTTGGTATGCCTCTAGAGGGGGAAGGGGAGGCTCCACCAGAGGAAGAAGAACCAGTAGAGGATGAATTTGATAAAAGTCTAACCGTGAAAGGAAAGAAAAAATGAGTAGTAAAGAATTTGTAGACGCAATTGCTAGTGGAGATAATGTTAAAGCTCAGAATGCTTTTAACACTGCCATTTCTCATAAAGTAGGGGATTCCTTAGAGTTAAAACGTAAAGAAATTTCTAAAGAATTTGTTAAAACACAGGTGGGGGAAGATGATTCGTTTTGAAAATCTGTATGAAACTACTGTTATAGAAAAAGACGAGCATAAGAAGTCTACGGAATATAAAAAATTGTCTCCTAAGATGAAAGATGCTGTTGACGCCATTTTCGTTAAGATGGACGCTAAGCCTTCTGATTTCCTAAATAGTTTTGAGAAAACTCTATCTGTAGTAGCAAAAAAACATAAAGTTCCTGAGAAGGCTTTAACTAAATACTTTGAACGAGAAATGTTGTCAATATAGGGGTAGAATATGGCATACACAACACAAACTTTGATGGATTCTGATTGGGAAGTGGTTACGAAAACCACAATCACTGGTACAAACGGAACTGCTACAAAAGTTGTAGATGTTTCTGCGCTTACTGGTGCTGCAACTGATCCTAGAGTAACAATCGTAAGTGCTTGGTGGACGGTCAGTTCAACATTAGAGGTAGAGTGGAACGCCGACTCAAACGTAACAGCATTAACATTAAATGCAAATGGTAGTTATAATGCTGGTGGTCAGGCAATGCCTTCTATTTCAAATAATGCTAGTACAGGTATAGATGGAGATATCTATCTCGAAAATGACGCAGCTTGTGTTGGAACACTTATTTTAAAAATGAGAAAAGTTTCTGGTTGGGACAACTTAGAAAGAGGAGCATAGGAAAGATAAATGCGATTAATTTCTGAACAAATCGATGATGCCGAGTTTATTGTAGAAGCAAACGAATCAAGTGGGGATAAAACTTATAAGATTAGGGGATGTTTCATGCAAGCTGATGTTAAAAATCGCAATGGCCGGATATATCCAGAACAAGTGCTTGCTAAGGAAGTAGCAAAATATCACAAGAATTTTATCAAGGAAAAACGTGCATTTGGAGAATTAGGACATCCAGACGGTCCAACGGTAAACCTTGAACGAGTATCACATATAATCACAGATTTATACCCAGATGGCAAAAATTTCATTGGCGAAGCTAAAATTATGGCCACGCCGATGGGCAAAATCGTAAAAAATCTAATGGACGAAGGTGCTAAACTAGGTGTTTCTTCAAGAGGCATGGGTAGTTTAGAATCTAAAGGTGGAACTAATTATGTAAAGGATGATTTTTATCTTGCTACAGCTGCGGACATCGTTGCTGATCCTTCTGCGCCAAATGCATTTGTAGAGGGAATTATGGAAGGTAGAGAGTGGGTTTGGAATAATGGAGCTTTGATGGAAGCTGAATTAGTCCAAATGAGAAAAGCATTTGATGTGAAACGAAGATTAGCGGAAGATAATAAGAAGGCATTAGCTTTTGCAAAGTTTCTTAAAAGGTTATAATTTATAAATAAATATTACAGGATAAAGAAGGAGAAACCCTATGTCCGAATTAGATCAAACAATAGAGGAGCTTGAAGCTGAAGTTCTTGCGGAACTTGAAGAAGCTTCGGAAAAACCTTTGAATGATGGAACAAGTGGTTCCAAACAAGACTTAGGGTTGGGCTCCAATAACGCCGATAAAGGTGTTGGAAAAGCTAAAGACCCTGCTGCAAATGTAGCAGGAGCTGATAAAAAAGAATCCGTACCCGGCACTCGTAAAGATGTTGGTGGTCAAAAACATGATGCTGCTAAAGGTGATGCAGCTTCGGGCGATGTTACTGCTGGCGGCCCGATGAAAAATAATCCTATTTCAAAAAAGGGTGATCAAGTAATAAAATCAATTGAAGCTGATGGTTCTGGTAAGGAAGCAAAAGCAAACAATGATTTGCCTGATCAGGCTATTGGAAAGAAAGCAACTGCTCAGGCTAAAGATGCAAATGATAAAGATATCGAACGCCAGGAAAAAGGAGAGACTAAAGTGAAACAAGGAAGCTCTGGAGAAGCGTTGCCTGGCGAGAAAAAGAAACTCGCAGCTGGTTTTGAAGCTGAAGGTGACGAAATTACTGAAGGAAAAAGACTTACTAAATCTCAACACCTTGAGAGTATTGCAAAAATGAAGAAGTCTGATATTGAAGAAATGCTTGCTTCTCATGCAGCTAAATTGGAAGAAGCAGAGAATGCTGAAACTGATGAAGCTCTCAAGAAATTGGAACAAGAAAGAGCAGAGATCGAAGAAAAAATCAAATCGATTAATGTCAAAGAAGATGTTGCTGCTCTTGTAGAAGGTGAAGACCTTTCTGAGGAATTCAAAAATAAGGCAGCTACAATTTTTGAAGCTGCTGTTAAATCACGAACCCGTGAAGAAATCTCTCGTATAGATGACGAGCTGAAAGAAGAGTATGAAAAACAATTCGAAACTACTAAAGACGAATTGACAGAAAAAATCGACAACTATCTTAATTACGTTGTAGACGAATGGACAAAAGAAAACGAGTTGGCAATTGAGCGTGGACTTAAAGGCGAAATTGCAGAAGACTTTATTTCTGGACTGAAACAGTTGTTTGAAGATCACTATATTGATGTGCCTGATGAGAAGTACGATGTACTTGAGGCACAATCTGAAAAAATTACCGAGCTAGAAGAAAAACTTAACGAAGAAATTCAAAAAAATATCAATGTTAAGAGTTCTAATAATGACCTAGTTCGGGAGTCGGCCATTTTGGAAGTTACTGAAGATTTGGCTGATACGGAAATTGAAAAGTTCCGTCATTTGACCCAAGACGTTGAGTTTTCCGATGAAGAGTCCTTTAAAGAAAAACTTAACACGCTTAAGGAAAGTTATTTTCCAAGAGTAACACAGTCCGTTGACGGCACTACCTTTGATGATGAAGATGGTGGCACCGCACAGGACATTGATACGACAGGTGCTATGACAGCATATATGTCGGCTATCAGTCGTAACAAGCAACGTGCCAGTTAATATTATAAAAATGATGTAAAAATAAAGGAGAAACTAATGTTTCAGACAGAACATCTACAAGAAAAGTGGCAGCCAGTCCTAGAACACCCCGATCTTCCCCCGATTGAGGATTCTTATAAGCGGGCAGTTACCACTCTCATCCTAGAAAATCAAGAAGCTGCTTTAAGGGAGGATCGTCAGATGCTTTCTGAGGTTGCTCCTGTAAATGCAATGTCCGGCGGACAGATGGATACATGGGACCCAATTCTCATTTCTCTCGTTCGGCGTGCAATGCCCAACTTAATCGCATATGACGTATGCGGTGTGCAACCAATGACAGGACCAACTGGTCTTATCTTTGCTATGCGCTCCTCGTTCAAGTCTCAAGACGGTCTTGAGGCTCTGGTTGACGAATCATTCCCTGGCTTAACTTCAGTTACAGGTGATGCTGCATCGAACCAGAACGCCGCC